AGTCATTTTTGACGACATGAATCCCGAAATCCCCCAGAGTGAAAACTCAGGAGGTGAGTTTGCGGAGGAGCGCGAAGGAAACGACCCCGGTATCTCTCACTGGATTGACACTTCCCCCGCATTTAAGGGCAAACAGCCAGAGGGTCTAGTCGGTAAGCGGGTAAACATTAATCCTACGGGTGGGCAGTACACCTACGCGGTGCTGCAAGACGTCCTATACGACCCTCAACTTTTGGCCCAGAGGGCAAAAGACAAACTCACGGTACCCAATAACAGCACCATGACGAGGCTACCCGTTTACCCTTCCGGGTCACTGCCCCCTGCGTCCGAGGAAAACCACGGGTGCATGGCCGTTGAAACAAATGGCCCAATGAACTCTGACTGGACTTGTGTTTGCTTGAAGCGCAGTGGAAAATACGTCTGGGTGCGCCACGTAGACTTGAGCCACGGTCACGCGGGTCAAAACGACGGCTCTCAGAACAACGATACGGATGGCGACGGTCAATCCCCCGTTAAACAGCTTTCAGTGTGGGATAATGTGTTTCCGACCACGGCAGGCGAAATGGCAAAGTTTTCGAGTTACGGAACGGATCCCCGAGGTAACCCGTTCGGGGGACAAGCAAGTTGGGCGGGGCCGGCATCATGACAAGCAGTTACAACCCCTCTTACACCCCCGGTTTCTTAAGCCCCGACGAAACTTTGGGAGCTAATTGCGGTTCGCCTAAACCCTCTTTTTACTACGAGAGCGCCATTTTTTGCAAAGACGTTACAGTCAATGTTGACTTAGACGTTTTAGGTATCACGAGTACCAAAGAGTTGGTGGTTGATGAAGAAACCTATACCAGGACACTAATGCTAAATCAGTACGACGGTCGCTACTACTACGTGTTGGCAGCCAAACTTCCGAAGACTTTCATTCCGCCCCTTGTGCCCGTAGAATAATGGCTTATCGTCGCCCCGGCATCTACTCTCCTACGTGGCTGTATCAAGATTTTCTGTACTTGAGCAACCCCCCCGAACAACTTCGCTACCTTCAAGTGAAGCGGGACGGGGAGGTGTATACAAGGATTTCCGAGACGTTTGATTACAGCGATCCGCCGTACGAAGGGTCGGAGCAACACGGAGGTCAAATCGTTGCTCAAATTGACTACACCGTTTCTGGTTTTTTGGTTACGATCGACTCTTGGTTCGTTAACTGGCGGGATGAGTGGCCTCTGCGGCTCGCCTCAAACTACCTGAAAAATTGCATGTACCGGCAAACTCAGGGGTACGTTATACAAGTAGACAAAACTGCTTACCCTTTCTGGGCTAGCGAGCAATTCTCCCCGCTCACAAACGACCCCGCTGATTCCTTGTACTCCAGGAGCGAATAATGGCCATCCCAACTATTAAAGAGATCCTTGTAACGACGCCACTAAATGTGGTGCTTTACTTTGATGCGCCCTTGGACACTAGCATTCCAACTCCCGTAACTTCCTTCACCGTTTGCTACGGTCAGTTCGGGGTTGAAACGTTCGTGTACTCGTCCGACACAATGCTAACCCTGGGGTTGGACTCCGCCATTTCTCCTTGGGATGAGATTTTTGTTTCTTACGAACCACCTCTTAACTTGAGTCAGTGTCTTCGCGGTCCCGTTCCTCCCACGGCCAACGATGTCGTGAAGAAACGCAACGCGGTTCGTGCTTTTTACCGTGTTGCCGGACGAAACACTCTTACTTCTGACGAGACCACCGATAGCAGCCGGACCCAGGCCAACTTAGGTCAGACAATCGGGGGCTATGGCTTCCCTTACCAAAACAGAAGCGGGGTAATGACCCCCGACAGGTCAGACCCGAGAAGCGCAAGTCCTGACGATTTCATCATTGCGTACGGTCTGAAGGAGACGATCCAGCTCACCAATATTGACGATGGCGCTGCCACCACCGTGAACGTCGCCAAACTGCGCATGGCGATTCAGGATGCTAACTCTTTGATTGACTCTTACATTGAGCAGTCAGGTAAAGCAGGCATGGTTCTGATCACAAGCAACCGTCGAAGAACCGCTCTAACAATCGCCCGTTACTACCTTGACACGGTTCGTCGAAGAGAGGACGTAAGAAACGATTTCGAAGCTTGCCTAAAACAGATGCAAGCAGAAATGAAAATGACCGCCATTCGAGCGGGCAACGGAGACTCCGCGATTGACACCCCCCAGGGAATAATGAGATCCTGGAGGACCCCTCAACGATACAACAGCGTTTCTGGAAAAGGTCTCAGCGGCTGGGCAGTTGACCCTGCCGGCGATCAAATTGCGGACTTCAGGCAAGGTTGGGGTACTATCAACCAGAACAACAACCTTCAAAACTGGCTTACTTCCGGCAACATGCAAGACTTGACCGGAGGAACCCCGCAAATCGCACAACCTCGTGATGACGGCGGGTGGTCTGTAGACGGTTCCGACACCAATTCCCCGTGAGGACACCATGGAACTAAACAGCATTGCTAGAATCGAGCAATTTATGGTGGACTCTCTGATAGCGTCCCCCTTGATACCGATTAGCGTAAACACCTTGAGGCTGGCGGATGCCGTTGCGAACGAGGGCGTGGTTCAGCAAACAAACAACATCGTAGTTAGGTACGTGGGTTCCTCCGACACCGTGAAGAATCGCATACCAATGGTGTTTGAACGGGCGATGTCTTTCGAGCTTAACTTTTCGTGCCAGAACTACTTAACTTCCTCCGGCCATGACTTTGCGACCCAACTGCTTGTCGGAGCGTTCATAACTCTTAACGGCAGTGTCCCGTCCGGTGCGTCCGTCTCGGTAATTCAACCTTTCACTTGTCAGAACGAACAGTTTACGGGTCTCTCTCCTGAATCCCAGTATACTTACACGCAGACCTATGTTTTGACTATTGAGGACGCGGTTCCTTACGTTGCTCTGGACCCGTGTGTTCAGCGGGGCGACTGCCGCCAACTCTTGCCGGGTTTCGGGGTTGAGACGAAGCTGCCACTGGGCGGTGTTTTGGACTCGGCTAGCGGAGATATTTATGTTCCTGGGTACACCGGTGACAAGCTACCCTCGGAAGACTATAACGCTTGTGAGGGCGTTCGCTGGAGCAACGAGGTAACTCAGAGTGGTGACTGGGTGTTTATTTGCGACCCCGAGACGGTGTTCTTACCCGACCCCCTCAATCAACCGATCTACTTGCTAAGCAACAACAGCTACACAGCGGACGGGCGATTAGTCGTAACGGTTTGGGATGCCGAGACCAAAGAGCCCATTGACGAAGTGTTTTACTGCCCAACTGGCAAAAAACTTGCCCGGTATGCCGTTGAACTCTGGAACGACGTGACCGATAAACTCGACGCCATTTCGTCAAAAGCCAGTATGGATACGAGTTGGTTCTCCGGCATCAACCAAGGTGAGTTCGCGGTTGTTACAGGGGGATACGCTTTCTTGCACACGGACCCCCTAAATCCCGACGGAAAGCAGCTGTACCTTGACGGCGGTGTCTTGGTCGGCGTAATGCCCGAAACTTTCATTCAAACCCCCAAGGGTAGATTCTACTTCGTGGGCAAATCCCCGCAGGGGAGAGGTTGGCTGCTTGAGGATAGTTTCGAACTTGCTTCTATTAACTCCCTGTGGAAACTGGGTTGCCAGCCTTGCGCAGGGAACTCTGGACCAATTGCCCCCTGCTAGTTATGCCCTCCTCTCAAGATCTCTGGAGAAGTTACCACAACGCCGTTGCTTCCGGCGACATGAACACCGCCAAGTCCATTCTTCAACGGATTATGGCTTACAAAGGCAATCCCCCTCCCTCAACGGGCGGTTGCGCCAAATGTAGAAAAAGGTTTTACTAACATGACTAAGTCAAAAGACGAACTTGTAAAGCAGAAAGAGTTTCTGGCCACGGAAGCCCTGAAAGTCGCCAACGAGGCGCTAGGGTACATGCAGGACCAGTTATCCGAGTGCAGCACTAGAGACTTGGTCTCGGTGTTCAACGCGGCGGTTAAAGCTCACAGAGAGATTGTCTCCGACATAGTTGCTTTAACCGAAAAGGAATCGAAAGGCGAGGAAACTCTGGCCAAGGAGTACGACGGAAAAGTTGCAGAGCTTCTAAACAAACTGACGGGAACGTGAAATGAGGCCCGTAATCACGAAGGCGAGTCAGCTAGAAGAGCACAGTTCCTGGAGGAAGTATCAGCGGGGTTTACGAGAACTAACTCTCCTTGAGGCACCTCGCTCCGTGATACAGGAGTTTCGAAACAGGGCGGCCAGAGACTGTTTTCTGGCTTTCTGCGATATTATGAAGCATGGAGACTTACAGGTTTCCAACTTTCACGAAATTATTGGTTCCGCCTTTGAGGATCTTGCTACGAGACGCAACAAGCGGTTAATCGTATCGTGCCCCCCTCGTTCAGGCAAGTCTATGCTTGCAACCATGTTTCTAGCGTGGTTGTTAGGCAGAGATCAAAGAACGCAGCACGTCGTCGCCTCTTACGGCTCATCCCTGTCTTTCAAATTTCACAGAGAAGCTGTGCAAATGATGAAATCTAAGGAGTTTAAGAGAATCTTTCCAGAGTGGTTAGGTTTCAGCCCCGACTCAAAGTACGATATGGCCGGAGGCGGGTACATACTTGCAACTTCCGTGGGCGGTGTTCTTACTGGTTTCACGGCTGGAACGACTGACATGGAAAGCCCGGGAGTTGGCGCCATGGTTATTGATGATCCTTTGAAATCTTCGGACTCAAAGCAAGCTCTTAACAACCTTGAGAGTTGGTGGCAGGAGCAGGCTTCAACGCGTAGGACCAACCACTACTGTCAAATGGTAATCGCTACGCGGTTCCACGAAAAAGATCTTCACGGAGTCTTGATTGAAGCCGACGGCCTGTACGACGAGGTTAAAAACCCGTTTGGTTGGCGGTGGCTGAATATAGCCGGTTTGTGCGAAGACCCGGGGAACGACCCCCTTGAGCGAGAGGTGGGGGAGTCTCATTGGCCGGACAACCCGACTTTCTCTGTGCCGATGCTTGAATCTCAGAAGAGAATTATGGGATCTTTCAAGTTTGCTGCGCTGTATCAGGGCGTTCCAGTTTCAGCAGAAGGTCAGATCGTCAAAAACAGTTGGATCGAGATCGTTGAAGAAGAAGACTGCCCCCCACTCGACGTTGTTTGGTTCGGTGTTGACTGCGCGTTCTCCGAACGAGAAATGTCAGACGAAACTGCAATTTGCGTAGCCGGAATTAGCATGAGAGACCCCACCACCGTGTACATACGGGAAATCGTCAAAGGTCGCTGGGGTTTTCCTGATTTGGTCGAGGCAGTGAAACACACTTACGATTTTTACAAAGGCAAGGTTCTAGCAATTGAAAAAGCGGCTTCGGGGCAGTCTCTTCTGCAGGTTTTAAAGAAAGAGGCTCGCATTCCCGTTGAGGAGATGAAACCTTTGAAGTCTAAAACAACGCGACTCCAGGCGGTGTGCCCTTTACTAGAGAGCGGTAGGGTTAAAATAGTGCGGGGTTTCTGGACGGACGCCTTCGTGAAAGAACTAACTACTTTCCCCTTCGTTAAGCATGACGACAGTACCGACGCATTTGTTTGGGCTTTGACCTACTACGCCCTGAAAATGGACGTAACTGACCGGCACCTTCAAGAAGCAATCATTCAGAACAAACGATTCAGGGGGGATCTTCTTAGAGAAGGTGTTAAAGATTCCAACCTCTTTACGGAAGCTCACAAAGGTAGGCAAAAACTTTTCACGGGCGACACTTCTATGAACGACCCGGATTACGATTCCGTAAGTCAGTCCGCTGACCCCCGTTCCGCTTTCGTGAGCGGGCGCAGTAGAGGAAGAAGAAACATTGGTTGGGACGCCCCCATTTGATTGGTGATTTGTAACCACCGTAAAAGTTACTGTCCTTTACGACAGATTACAATGTCACATCAAGTTGATCGAAACACTGAAATTATGAGGGAACTGACGGGCGCCACGGTGCTTATCACGGACCCTGCCGCTGATCACCTTCTTGCGAAGGCAGCGAAGCATGGCAAAGAACGCTACGCCAAATGGTGTGGCGGTAGAGAAGGTTTCGACGACTTTTGCGAAAGGATGCACTGAGCGGGTAAAACTATCTGAACTGAGGCAGACCCCAATGTCACAGGATAGTTCTCACGGGGGTGATATTGATGGTGTAATCCTTCTTAGCAGCAAAGAGTTTTTTATACCCACCGCCTGCCGTTCACCTCAAATGCTAGATTCAAAGACAAAACGCACCAAGCGTCGCGCCGACAACATTCAAGGTCTCGAAAAGTCCTACTCCCAAGGTATGGACGTTATTCCCCCCAAGTTCCTAACTTGGCGGCAAGAAGACTTCTGGAACACTCTCAAACGCAACACGGTAACGATTGCTTCTGGGCATGCCGGAACGGGCAAGACCCTAATGGCACTTCACTTCGGACTATCGGGTGTTGCCTCCGGAGACTTTGAAAAAGTCTACTACGTACGCAGCGACGTTGGCGTTGAGTACCAACGAGGTCGCGGTGCTCTCCCTGGCGACATGTCAGATAAGATTGCTCCCCTCATTGCGCCTATCTTTGACAACCTGCCGTGCATCATGCGCTCTCAAGGTGCTGCTGAGTACCTTCTCAACAAGAAAATCATCGACCCGATCCTACTCGAAGACATTCGCGGCAGATCGCTTAACGAAGCGTTCGTGATTGTCGACGAATCGCAAAATTTCCTCCCTCAGCAGATCAAAACTTGTCTCTCGAGAGTTGGGAAAGATTCGAAGATCTGCCTGATTGGTGATACGAAGCAGACGGACATGGAGGTTTTTCGCAGGGAAAACGGACTTGTTGACGCCATCCGTCGCCTCTCCAATCTATCTGAAGTCGGTATTGTCGAGTTCATGAAAGAAGACATCGTGCGCAACTCTGTAATCGCGCACATACTTGATAGATACGAAGACTAATTATGCGCAAAGACACCCGTTTCGCCAGGCCGGAGCGCCTTGAAATTGAAGCTAAGCTGAAGCCCGGAACTCTCGCCGATTCTCAGGCGGTCGGCGTTTGGGGTATGATGCTTCAGGCGGACGACCCTGGCGAAGTTTCGCGGTGGTACCGTTCCTATCGCGATAGCGATCATTGCACTCTTCCTCGAGAGCAGCTTCGTAATATGCGTGACACGATGATTACCTCTATGAGAGAAGCAAATCGCTTAGACCCCAAACCACGAAAAGAAAAACAAGCGGGGTCTCATTACGATATTCAGCACCTGCACAGCAACCCCGGGGTAAGGAAAGGATCATGAATGCACGCGAAGAAATTGAAAGACACCGGGTGCCTTGCGGACCAATGACCGTATCCGTTGGAGCTGTTTGTCGTCGCAGGTTAAAAGACTCTTTTGACTCTCTGCTTGACCGACTGACCGAGGAAATTCACCCCGAGTTCGTTTCGCCGGAAATACCTCAAGGCCACACAATTACGGAAGACGGAAAGATCCTTCACAAGGATACCGTTGCCCTCAATAAAAAAGCAGACGACGCCCGGAAAAAGGGGAAAGAAAAGGCAAAGAAAGAACGCGAGAAGAATGCGCCACACTCTGAAGAAATTCTCCAAGCTAAGCGGGAGAGGCTGATTCAGGAGGGTAGAATGAAAACTGAGGTTAAAACCGGTCTGAAGCAGTACGAAGAGAAGCTCCAGGGCAACTCGAAGATGCTACAGGACATTACCGGAAAGATTAAACCACGCTGAGCGGGTAAAACACCTACAGTCACACAACAACTAGCGAATGAGCACCTCAAGACTCGGCGGAGACTTCGATTACGACGCACTGAACGCCTTTCGCGTAGCCTACGCGGATCAGATGCAAAATCCGGAAGACCACGACATTGACGCACGCACCGGTCTTCCAACCGAAAACATTAGCAACACCTCTCCTTGGATCCAACACACCGGGTTGTGGAAGGCAAACGACGGCCTATCTCGCGACTTTCAACCCAATCAACCTTTCAACCCCCGAGAGTATTATACTGCGGAAGAGGACGAGGACGGAGAAGAGGACGAGGAAGAGATCTACGAAGAACTTAGCGAGGAAGAGATTGACGCTCTTGTTGAAGAACTTCTGGCTGAGGAAGGGTAAAAATCATCAGCTGTAACCGCTGATATGTACGGGGCATCTCTCAACTTTTCTGACGTGACTCTCCCCGGAGTTGGGGGGAGTCTAAACGCCTCTAACGCCATGAGCGTTGAGCGTTTGAACCAACTAAACAAGGGGGGCCACAAGTGGAGCCCCGACGTCACCGGTGGGCTCTCTCACCACAACGAAAACCTCCTCAAAGCCAACGCTACCCAACGCGAAAAACGGGCGGGTCTCGTAAATCGTTCGTATTGCGATCAGTGCGAAGGTGGAGACGCGATGAAAGAAATTTTCGCTCGCAAGAAAGCCCGAATGGCGTCTTTCAAGGAGATGAAAAAAGCCGAGTACGGTTTTTCAGAGGGGGATTCGCAAGACAGCGAGATGCTGTCAATGCCCCAACCGTTCGCCATGGCTGAGTGCAAATGCGGTGACACTTGTCCGGTTTGTCGCGATAAAAAAAGAAAAGAGACTGAGTTTAGAGAATGGTCGGCGAAAAAACGCGAAGAGCTCGGTAAAGGTGAGTTCCAAGGCGAATTCGCTGGCCCTGAGATGTCGTTTCCAATCTCTTCTCCTGAAGATGTAGCAGCGGCCTGGTCTTCGGTTGGACGCGGTAAAAAACCCCGCAAGATTATGGCTAGCATTATTCGCATCGCTAAGAAAAACGGATGGGAGAGTGGCCTTCCCCAGTCCGTAAAAGACAGGTTGGCCGGCGGTAGTTCAGGTCTTCCGGAGTAAGTCATGGGAATCGACATCATTTTTGGCCTCATCGCTAGCGTTGTTACGACCGTTGGTGGTTTAGGCTACTTCCTAGACCGTAATGGTCAGCGCATAGATCAACGTTTTGCAGCGATCATCCTACACATGGAGCGTATGGAAGTGGCGTTAAACGACATGAGAGCAGACCTCCCCGAGAAGTACACTCTAAAGTCAGAGCATATCCGACTATCCGATAAAGTCGAGCGTATTGAAAACGATTTCACCCTGTGGAGACACACTGAGGGGCGGCAATGATTTATTCCTACGATTGGGATAGACTGGCGGGTCTCTACTCCGCCGAGTTTGTTGAAAAAATGAAAGGACTTGACGGGAAAGCTTGTTGGAAGGGGTACAAGCTGGCGGGCACAAAGAAGAAAGGTGGCAGGACTGTTGACGACTGCGTTAAAATTGACTCCAAACACAATGAAGGTGATATTTCAACCACGGAGATGACATCGAACTATCTCCCCAAAACGCCGGTTGCCGGTGAAGGAGACTTGAAGAACCCTCAGATGAAAGAAGGTGTACCCGTTCGGATGCCCCGAGACACCGTCATCAGGGAGCTCAACAACAGCACCACTCTGTCAAGGATGGCAGCTCCAAACGACTCGTACTCTGAAATACTGCAGTCCGAGGAGAATAACGGCGGCATGGTAATTACTCAACTGAAAGTAGCTAAGGAAAAGATTCAGCTGATGCTCGATGAACTCACTCCGGAAGACAATCTTCCGCCCTGGGCAGCTACCAAAATTGCGAACGCGGGCGTTGCTCTTGCTAGCGTTGGAGACTACATTCGTTTCGGGGAGGAAGGCTAATGTGGGGCTCATTTCCGGAGGACTTACTGGCAGAGTTTTACACAGCCTACGCAGAAAAAGCAAACATGCCTTGCAATAAGCCCAAAATGGAGCGTCACGGTGATAAAAAAGCCGTCGTGAAATACTGCGGAGGCGGCAAAGAGAAACTTATTCGCTTTGGCGATGCAAACATGACAACGGCTGGTGCGCCCAAAGAAAATGAGTCTGACGAGAAGAAAGCGAGAAGAGCCAACTTCAAATCTCGACATCAAAAAAACATTGCCCGTGGCCCGCAATCTGGTGCTTACTGGGCGAACAAATTTTTGTGGTAATTATCATGCAAAGCAATTTTAATCTTCCCTCCGTGGACCACCTTGTAGAAGGTGTTGACTATCGCATCGTTGACTGGAGCTTCGCCGATGCTGCCCCTGCTCCCGACGCTTGCCCCAAAGGTGAGAAGATGGTTTTTGGTGTATGCCGTAAAGTTGGTGGCTCAGGCGAGAAAGATTTCGATAGCAGCAAAAAAACCTCTCAAGAGGAAGGCGCCGAAGCCGAAGCTAAAAAGCAAGGTTCCGAGTTTAAGAACAACAAACAGGTTGCAGTGGGGAATAAAAAGATGGGTTGGGCCATGAAAGGCGGTAAACCCGTCATGGTTGAGTGGGGGTCTGTCGCTGGCGACAAAAAAGTTGGCCCCAAACAACCCGCTGCTAAAACTGCCGCTGCGCCCTCCAAGTCGCAATCTGCTGCTCAGAAACTTACTCAAAAGGCGAATGATCCTGCCCTGTCGAGTCACGACCGCTCAGTTGCCGGGATCGCACTATCTGTTGCCGATCGCTCTGCTTATAAAGCCGGGGGTGGTAATGCCGCCGCCCAGCGCGGAATGGGCTCAAATACACAGCAGGTTGTTGAACAAGGTCGGAAAAATCTTGGTAAAATGGATCAAGGTAAAAGTTGGACGTAACAAGGGTAAAACTCGTTATGTAATGTTTCCATCCTGTCATGCGAACGGATAACATCGATCCCAAAGCGATTGAAGCTGCCCACTTAATCTATTCTGAGCGTGGGCATAAGACGGTCGACTATGACTTCTCCCATGCTCCCACTGATTACATGCGTGGCACTGTGATGGAGCCCGAGCAAACTTCCGTGATTAACTCACGGTTCGGTGAGCTTCTTCCCCGCAACACCCGCGATGGCGGCGAATACAATGACCTTGCCTCCCAGGAAAGTGAACTGGATTTGCGCATCGACTCTCTTCAACAAGAGATGAAAGTCTCCCGTATGCGCGGAAACTTTCGGGGTCTGCAGTCTCAAATGAAAGAGATTAAAGAGTTGATCAAACGGAAAGAGGCTCTCGACGCTAAAATGGCCGTACTTGACTTAGGTCGGAAGCAGATGGACGATTACGATCGTACTTACGACCGGGACGACTCCTACTCCGAGATGGTTGAACTCGGTGGCAAAATTGCTGAACTCGAGGCCAAACTAAATCAGTACTCATTGAACCTGGAGGGTTGAAACCATGGCGAGACGCGGAAACGGAAAACCTTGCGGTGCATCCCACATTTCAAACAGTAAAACCTGTCGCGTAAACCTCCCGTCCGCTATAGGGAAAGCATTAAATGCCGCAACGGGGGAAATCGGCGCAGCCAGCCTCAAGAAAGCGGTTAGGAAATATGCGGGAGAAAAAGGGGTTGAACGACTGCGAGAGATTCGTGCTGACATTCGGGGGGAGATGGGGGGCAATATTGTAAAGGGCCCCAAGGCAGACGAGATGAAGAAACGTTTGCAGGAAGAAGGTCTGCTACCGAAAAGAAAACCGGACAGCGCTGAACCCCCCCAATCGGGCTTAAGAAAAGAGTTAAAGGAAATTGCGGCGAAAGACCCCCAGGCGGTAACCCCCAAGCGAAAAGCAGAAGAATCAGCCGACCCCGCTATGGTGCCGTTTGCAACTAACCACCTCAAAAAACAGCTAGAAAAAGGCAAAAAGCTAGTGGCCGAAAACCCGGAAGGCCCCAATCGTAAAAACCAAGAAGCTGCCCTCGCTCGCATTGAAAAAGAAGTGGCGAAGCGAGCAGCTAAACCGGAACGGCTAATAGACGTAAACCCGAACCTTGCAAAAGCACCAAAAGCGGGAGAACTCACTCAAGCCATGGACGCTTTCAAAGCTAAAATAGTAGCTGCAATGAAACCGGTTGAACCGGTTTCCGCTAGACCGGATAGCTTGTACGGCGCTTGGAAAACCGACGAGCTAAGGAAGCACCGCGATTTCCTGGCTGAGAGAGGGGGTGGCGAAAGAAATCTCAAAAAAGCCGATGCAGAACTGAAACGGCGGGGAGCAGAAGCGGCGGCGAAGCCGGACTCCAAGCCGGACTCCAGATACGGACGGTGGGGCAAAGCAATCCTGCAGGAACATCTATCCATGCTGAAAGGAATGGGGGACAAAACTGGCCAGCCCGGGGTGATTCATCAAATGGAGATTGATCGAATAGAGCGAGAACTGTTAAAACGAACAGGAGTAAAGAAAACGGAAAAAACCGAACCCATTACTAAAGTCTCCGCAAACACTAAGTGGGCCAAGATAAATGCAAAAGATTTCGACTCCACATTCACCCCCGCCGATCGCCAGGGAGGCACTTACGACTGGAACGAAACTAGCAAATCCGGCACGAAAAAGCTGGGTGAGGGGTCTTTCGGCGTCGTATTACTTGCGAAAGGACCCCCACCGGTGGCGGTAAAGAGGGGGGAAGTTAGTTCAAAAGAAGCTCTTATAATCGAAAAAGTAGGAAAAGCCGGTCTTGGCCCCAACCTAATTGCGGGTGAGACTGCAAAGGGCGGGACGGTCGAACACGGTGTAAAATTAAAGCAAGGACGAATCGCCATGACGGTTGTACCAGGAAAGGAGCTAGGAAACAGGGCAAGCGACACTAAGATCGGAAACACTACGACCGGAGACGCGTACTGGAAAGCCAGGGCCGATTTACATCGGCTCGGTGTGGCGCATAATGATACGCACATTCGAAATCTAATGATCGACGAAACCGGCAAAGGAAGATGGGTGGACCTGGGTCTTGCCCACGACCACCCGGGGGCAGCCCTCGCCGAGGCTCTCGGAGTTCTTCGCAAGCCGGTGGGTTCTGTTGGCGGGAGTTCCGGCGACTGGCAGGGAACTAGGTGGGAAAGAGAGACCGGCAACAGGGAGGGGCAGGTCCTACCCAACGCCCCTAGCAACCTGAAACGAATGGAGAGAAACCATAAGACCAGGGTCCTACCCTTTCTTCGCGGTAAGAACCTCACCGACGACGAGATCGCCAACGTGATGACGATTGGAATACGACAACCTCCAACCGACTACATAACTAAGGCAGGGTTTAACAAGCTAAATGACAGCGACGCCCTCCAAGCAATCAACCTCTTATACGACGGGATCTAATGACCGACACCCAAAAATACCAAGCTTTAATGGCAAAATACAAGGACATTCGCCGCGATCCTGACAAGGCCCAGGAGTCACTTAGGCTGCTAGATGCCGCCATGGCCCTGGCAAACAAAGGCGAGATTGACCCCGACGTCAAGATTGGAATGGCCTACTTATAAAAAATTATTACACCCGCTGTTCTTATGAGCAATGGGGCCGAAGCTACCTGGCGCTGAATAACAACTCGGACGTGCGTGGAAAGGGTAAAATTGATTCACCCGTATCTTCATACGGCTTCAATCGCTCTTCAGCGCAATGTCCGCAGTAAAACTAATTTTCAAACGCTCTAGCCTCCTGGGCAAACGACCGACCTCTGCTAACCTAGAGGTGGGTGAGATCGGCTTAAACACCAACGCACAAGAACCAGGTCTTTATTTTGAGACCACCGACGGTAACACGGTCAAGGTAGGCCCGACTGCCGTTCTTCCTTACGCTCCAACCGGTTCTCCCGAGCGCGGAGAACTCTGGTTTAACACCGAAGATGGCTCCCTGGAAGTTGGTAACGCTGAGCGCCAGTGGCGGGCGATTGCCTCTCCTTACCTGGGGGGGACTGGAAACGTTGTGTTCTGGGCTCCCGAGTTTGCGTACTCAACGGACTCAATTCTGAACGACGGCCAAGCTCTACCCTTTCAGACTCTTACGCGCGCAATCCTTGAGCTCAGTAAACTAATAATTAAGGATGCTCTAGCCGGTTACTCCGCGTCGAGTGGTAACAACCGGTATACGATCTACTTCTCTTCGTCTGCCGCCGTTGCGAACAACGAGCCAGGGGTCTCTGTTGCTAACTTTACAACCAACCTCGACGGAAACCCCCAGTCATACCGCAACGTAACAACCGCCAGCCTAATTCAGTTCAACCCGGAAACTTACGGCGGCGTTATCTGCCCTCGCGGCATCTCACTGGTTGCAATGGACCAGAGAAAGTGTGAGATTCGCCCCTCCTACGTGCCGAGCTACATTAACCCGAGCACTCCAAACATCGGAACGAACGAAGCTATCTCGTCAGTTCTTCGGCTTACCGGGAACTTGCTTCACGATAATTTCACTGTAAGAGATAAACTTGACTCTCGCGACATCGACTCTATACGACAGGACGAGTCGGGCGCCGCAATTTTCTCTTCTTTAACCCCGCACGGTTTCACTTTTGAAGAGCAAACTTATGCCTCTTTTGCTCCAACAGTTGACCAATCAACGGGAACTTTTGTAAACGGGTCATACTATGTAACCCCCATAAACACCTTCGAATTCTACTTGGGAGAGTCGCCCACCTCCGCATACGTTTCGTTTAGCACCATCCCCTCGCTACTTAACCACACGGGTCTGATCCTAACCCTTAAAAACTCTAATTCGTCGGCTCATCGCCTTCGTGGCTACGAATTCGCAAGTTTGGCGGATTTGGCTGATTATTACACGAAGGTTCAGTTGGCGTTCCCGACTTACTTCGGAGGCAAAGTCACTGACGGCGAGCGCATAGTAAGCAGCCCAGAGTATGTGATGGTTGGCCCGACTTCTGAACCCTACCCTGACAACACATCGTCTAACACAACCAGCAACGCTTCGCCTTACCTGCGCAACATAACTGTGCGCTCAAATTACGGTATGTGCGGAGGAGATTTCGACGGATCAGTGGTTTCGGGGTTTAGGTCGGTGATTTCAAACTCTTGCACCGTAGTCTCCCTACAGAATGACCCCTCCGCCTACGAGATTTATACTACCTTGGCCAACCCCGATACGGGGGTAACTGAGCAAAAGTGGTGGCCCTTAACTCTTGCAACTTTCCTTACGACCCCGGCACCGATTCGTCCCACCTCAGTCGCATTGACACCGGTTCAAGATCAACTCGATCTGTTAAACAGCACCCCTATACCCAATATTCGTTACTACTACGAAACTCTTGGGAACTCCGCCGGTAAGAGCTTCGGTATCGTGAATCAAGACAATGATTTCCGTCACTTTGGTTTCCGGGCCAAGAACGCAGCATACATGCAAGCTCAGTCAATGTACACAGTTGGCTGTGCCGTGGGAGCTTGGGCTTTGAACGGAGGGATTGTATCTCTTACGAATAGCACCTCTAACTTCGGGTCAGTCGCCATCAAGGCAGAAGGTTTCAACGGAATTAGCACCATCGGTGGCGCTTACCCTAATGGACGAGGATTCCTGTTCGAGGGTATCCAGAATCCTTTGGCTCTATCCCAACCGCAAGTTGAGGACTCCCGCAACAAAGAGATTCTTACTCTGGGGTCGCGAATTGTCTCTGTGTCTCAAGAAACAGGTAACGAAGGCATTCAAATTCTCACGCTGAGTTCAACTTTCTCTCCGTGTTTCCTGCTACCTTACTCTCTTAAGCCCGGTAGCGCCATTTGGGTTGCAACGGACGCTTGTACCTATCGTGCTTTTCTGGCTACGGATGGTGGGCCAACTGTTCGCCCAAACCCTGGCAATTCTTCTCAGTCGCAGCTTCGCGTGCGCTCATCAGATAGCACTGTGCCAACGGACCCCGATCTAATAACTTCTTTGGGAATCCCCTACATTCGAAGGTTCATTGATCCGCGAAACAACTTTGACCGCACCTACAGCTTCATGGTGCGTAACACCAATTCAAGCGCGGTTGCCCCCCAAGTTGGCTCCGTGCTGCGACTCAATCAGACCAGCCAAGCCCTCGGAGCCGCCACCCTTCGCCCCAACGTTCAGCTTGACCCTGGTAACCTGGGGGGATGGGGTCGTGTTTTCACCGTGAACAACGTTGTAACCGGCTCTCTTGGAGCTTCCCCTCAGTTCAACTACGTTATTTCCGATAACAACCAAGACATTACCTACTACCTAAGTGTAACTGCTTCGGACTACGATAGACCTTGGCTCCAAGTCCCCCACCAAGCCACCGGAACCTATACAACATTTCAGAACAGAAACTGGTACTCCGCCGAGAACAATTTATGGGACTCGGTTTACTATCAAACAGATTTCACAGAAACAATTGGGCCCGAGAAAATCGCTCCTATTGAACCTTGCTCTCCGTTTGTAACTACAAGCCCTCTGGAAAGGCAGGAGCTAATCTCCCTAACCTACCAGGGGGAGTACGCTCCCGACCCCCTAACGATTTACCCTGACCCGACTGTTTACGACGATCTAACCTACTTCCGAGGCGCCACTTCCCCTTACTCTTCCTACCCCGTACAGAATTACTACGACGACGACGACAGTTCAGACAGCATGGGAATGTGCCTGAAAAATTACGTACCCTTAAACTCCGTAAATACGCAAACCGTCACTGTTCCAACGGTGGTTCAAACGGGTCAATCGGCTTCTCTTGCGCAACGATACAGACCGAGCGTAATACAATTCTCTGTGCTATCGAGCATTGACATTCCAAACCCGAAACAAACAGTGGTTGTTCTGCGCCTTGGGACTGAATTCACCGGGTTCGAGTATGTTCGGGTAATTAGCCTCCTGGGCTCCCAAGTTCAAGCCATTCGCTTAAACGGTACAAACAGTTTTTATCCCGACCCCTACACACTAGCGGCTCCGATCGTCTGGCCGGTTGGAACTAGAGTAACTCCTTGCCTTACGAATACAACCCCCCACGCGGCTGCTTACGACCCTGACTGGTCACCCACGAAATACTCAATCTTCCGGTTTTTCGAGGTTATGGGGTATCAAAACTCTGTTATGACGGGCTACCTGGGCCCCCGTTTCTGGGGAGAAAGGCAGTTTCTAATCAATTCTATGCCAGCAACTCCCGCTAACGGTTATGCAACCGTGACGGGGCAATGGCCTTTGGAGTTCAATGAGCCGTCAACCGTTATTGCAAACACCCACACTTGGTTCAACAGCGGTTATTTAGATTACTCTCGCGGCCTCCCGCAGTACCAGACTACGGAGCTTCCGAGAAAACTCATGGCAGACTTTCAAGCCACGTCGGTTTGGAGCGGAAGAATTTCCATTACCGGTGTTGACAATAAAGGCCAAATCGTGTTGCTTGGTCCCGAAGTCGAAGGTCTCACGTCTCAACTGTACTCACAATCGGAAACGACCACTAACGTCACCAATCAGGAACTTTACGAGCAACAGCCTTACGTTCAGTTCCCGAACCAAGTTGTGGTTTTCTCGGTTGACAATGTCTCGTCTCAGTTCAACGGCTCGAAGCGTGTGTTTGACTTCACTAGGGGTGGTCTGGTGGTTCCCCCTAGCCAACTAAATAGCCAGTCGGTGATTGTAAACCTCGGGGCCGTTGTGCAGGCGCCCGAGATTAACTATACTCTCGTGGGCAGTTCAATCGTGTTCAGCGATGCGCCGATGGCAGGTACAGTCTGCGACATCCGGGTGATTACAACCGAAGACAACGAGTCTACTTTAGTTGTTGTCCCCTTAACTTTCAACGAGCCGTTCGACGGGTCTCGCGGTTCTTTCACGGCCACTTCTACCGCCAACATCTCCACTCTGGATATAACTTTGGGGAACACTTTCATGTTCCTTGGCGGTGTTGAGCAGATCCCTGGCTCGGGAGCTTCTTACTCTCTGACTCGCACATCTCCGACCGAAGTTCAGTTCACTTTCCTTGGGGAAGTACCCCCAACGGGAACGACTTTGAACCTGATCGCAGTTTGCAGCGGCACTTACTGGACTACGCGAACACTGAAACCGGTGGCAGTGTACTCTCTGGATACTATTGCTCCCTTCTTTGACGGAGCGGTTACGCAGTTTGCGTTGACGGCTGGCGGCGTTCCCCTCAATCCAAACGTTGTGAACGCGGAGAACCTTTTCGTGAGTCTGGGCGGTGCAATGCAGCTTCCAACTGTCTCTTATACCGTCACCGGCTCAACGATTACTTTTGTTGAGCCCCCGCTCGAAGGGACAACCAGCAACTTGCGCATTGTAACAAATGCCGAGTTCATAACCTGTCCGCAACCCGGTTACGGTGCGGAAATTCAGCAGTGGGGTTTGCCTCTTACTCAAATTGTGTTGGGCGAAGCACTGAATCAAATCAACGATTTTACACTCCAGGGGTAAAGTTCAGTGAAAGCCCCGGGTCTACCGGGGCCATCGACATCTAGTCACTTTCATTATGTCACCACTCCAAGTCACGCCGATTCAATTTCTTCGTTCCGAGGTAGAGAACAAGAGGCCCGACCCAAATAAGTTACTGCCCGGGCAGGGTGCAGTGAATACGTACGCGGGTCAACCGGGTTTCTTCTTCGCGGATTCAACCAACGCCTCGTTGTTCAAAGTTGGCCCTTGTTCGGTTGGGTCTGTCGCTCCAAATTTCGGAGTAACGGGTGTGACCGGGGGGAACACCCTGGGCGAACTTTGGTTGGATACAACGAACTCCACTTACCCGACCCTTAAAGCTTGGGGCGGAACTTCTTGGAAAAGCACCGCCGGAAATGTTACCAGGGTGAGTGTCCCCGCAAACTACACGGATGCTGGCGCCCTTGGACAAGTTGCGATGAATGAAACTTTTTTCTTCTGGCACGATGGGACGCGCTGGCGGCGTTCCGCTAGCAGCGCCTGGTGATGTAGGGTAAAACCTAGTACGAGAGTTGGTGGCTTATTTTGGCACTTACAAGAGCACAGCTTATTCAAGGAGACTCCAGTCAGGGAGCCGTTCTCTCTAACACCGTTCAAGGTGTTAAGAGGGGGGGAGAGGGGGTAATCATCGCGAACGACGGCACAATTTCGTTCGTTGCAGGCACCTCCACAGGGGTTGTCAAACTCAACAACAGCTCCGGCTATAATAATTACGTTTGGCCCAGCGCAGCTGGAGCAGCAGGGACTTTGCTGTCCTGCGGTGTAGGGGGAGCTCTTTCGTGGGTTTCCACTTTTGTGTCTGCGGCTGGTCTTGGCACGAGCATTTCCGGGAATGTGATTAAAGTTTCCATCCCCACTATTTCGCCGGCACCCGCGATTGGCACTTCACCTTCGCAGGCAATCGACGGATCCCTGTATTGGGATAGTTCCTTGGGTGCCTTGTTTGTCCGTTACAACGACGGTGTAACTTCTCAGTGGGTGCAGGCGACCCCCACCGGAGGTGCGGGTAGTGGTGATATTCCTTCGGGGGCAACTATGCTGTTCCTTGAGGCGACGGCGCCAGCAGGCTGGACGCGAGAAACGGCGCATAACAACAAAGCTCTTAGACTAGTCTCGGGTACAGGGGCCGGAACAGGTGGTTCAGTATCTTTCACCGATGTCTTCACTTCGCGTGGCGTCCCTCTGCTTCAGCACTCTCACGTCTTAAGCGAAGGATCCGGACACGCTCACTCCCTTAATAACCCTGCCAGACCATTCGCCCTTGCAGGGGGAAACGCTTCGGGCGGTTTCGACAAACCTGCGTATAATTTTAACGGAGATCTTTCAAACACGGAACTCGCGCTTACCGGGGCAACAATTTCAAACGCCGGCACCGCCGGAGCCACCATGGACTTCGCGGTCTAATACGTTGACATCCTTGCTTGCACCAAAGATTGATAACCCCCAGTAGGGGTAAAACCACTTAACCAGAGACCTGCGCATACGATGTCGTTAGTATTCCCGACAGCTGCCCAAGCAGCGTTACAGACACCAATCTACACTTTCTCTACTTCTTCCACCCCCCTAGTAAATACAACAAACAGCAATACTTACACCTATGACCCCACCGTAGGTGTTTGGACGGCGGCGGGAGTAGGAAGTACAGGCTTCCCCAGCGGTACTAGGATAGTGTTTGCACAAGCAACGGCTCCAGTTGGCTGGGTACAAGTTACAGACGCTACCTATAATGATGCCGTTATTCGTTTGGTTAACACAGCGGGCGGCGGAACCGGGGGTTCGGCGACATTCTCTACAATGTTTACTTCAGCTCGAAGTGTACCTCTTCTAGAGCACACTCACGTGATTAGCAACACCGCTCACACACACGGGTACTCCTCAAACGCCTCCAACTTAGCCGGTCGTATAGAGGGAGTCTCCACCGCTTTTGCCGGCTTGGGCATTGGCGATTGCAGTTTTAGTATTGACTCAGCTACCCCCGGAATTACCGCCAACAATGCCGGTACTGCCGGAGCCACAATGAATTTTGACGTCAAGTATGTCAACATGATCGTAGCCACTAAATCCTGATAGACCCCCCTTCGACAAAACAATGAAAAAAGGACATTACTGCCCACTTCTTAAGCGGGACTGCATCGAAGTTAAATGCGAATGGTACACGCAAGTTCGCGGCATTAACCCGAATACAGGGCAAGAAGTCGACAACTGGCAATGTGCCGTGAATCTTCTTCCAATGCTGCTAATTGAAAACTCCGCCCAGCAAAGAAGCACTTCTGCAGCAGTCGAAAGTTTTCGAAACGAATCCTCGAAGCGTGCCGACGCAGCCAACGTCCTTTTATGCCACATGGCTCAGGTAAGTCCCTCAGCCATTGAAGCCGTAACGATCTCCGAACTTTCGCTACCTGGAACACAGGGGTAAAATCTAACAAAGAGCACACGAAAAATGACCATCATCGTTATCAACCCTCTTGCTAACCAAGTAATCCTCGACGGCGACGCTGTTGAAGGCGTTAGCATGACTGGCGTTGACCCTTCGATTCAGACCGTTCAGTTCAATACCTACTCTAACTCGGGCGTTGTGGGTTTTCTGAAAAATGCGTCGGGCAAGGTCCCCCCTGCTGAGCAGATTACGAGCGTTGCTCCTTGGCAGACTCAAATCGACAACGCCACACAAATAATCTACTACCGGGAGAACCCCAAGACCTTCTACTCCAAGGTTGACCCCGTAGGAAAACCGGTGCTTTCTACCGCCAAGGGTTGGCCGCAACCGCCTAACACAACTTCAAAAGTTCCTCCAACTCAACCGACTCCAAATACGGTTCTGTACTGGGAGGACTCCGAAATTGTAACGAATTCCGGACCCGTTGTAGAGACTGTTTCCGGGTTTGTGTGGAGTGCTTTCCCCTACGCATACACTCTTGACGCAGCAAAGTCTTACATTGTTAACGCAATCAACTCTTCCGCCTATTCCCTCCTGCTGCCTTCCGATTGGGCTGTTGTCCGTCAGTATGAGACCGAAGTTGAAGTGCCGACAGAGTGGAGTACTTGGCGCCAAGAGATTCGCGACCAAGCTGTCGCTAAAACCGCCGCAGCCAATGCTTGCTCTTCAAAAGAAGCTCTGAATGTGTATTCTCAGAGCGAAACATACTTCAACTGGCCCGTTTCGCCTACGACTCCCCTGGTTTGATACGTTAACCCCGCTGAGAAAACATGTCTGTTCTCGTTTTTCCGACAAACCCCGTGAACGGACAGCAATTTCCGGATCCGCCCGTCGACAACGTAAATAGCTACATCTATAACGCCGCAACGTCAACTTGGCGCCTACAGAGTGAAGGGGGAGGGACCACTGTTACCGGACTTCTACCAATAGTCGTGAGCACGGGCACCTCGTCTTCAGAGATTTCCATAAATGCGGCGACAAACTCCTCCGTCGGAAGCATTCAAATCGCGACGCTGCTCGAAGCGGCAACAGGTACAGATGCCCTAAAAGCACTGACCCCCCTGACGGGTGTTCCTAAGAATGCCTCCGGCATGGCTGGGTCTGCTTTTTTGCCTGCCGGGAATACCGCCGCCCGACCCGCTGCTTCAAGCTACGTTGGGCAGCTTCGCTACAACACCCAGATCCCGCAATGGGAGTACAGCGATGGCGCATCCTGGCTCCCGCTGGCTGGCGGGGGCAGTTCGCAGTGGTCGAGACAGATACCCCAAGTTGTAGCAACCTCAGCATACACGCTGGCGGCTACGGATACGGGGAAGCACATTAACAGCAACGGCTCGCCCGTCACTATCCCTTCCTCGGTGTTTGTTCCTGGCGACGTGGTTAGCGTGGTTAATAACTCCCTTTTAGACCTTTCTATACTCGGAGCCTCTGGCGTAATTATTTACTTTGCTGGAACGCTTTTAGTAGGAACCAGAACGCTTCTGCCGCGAGGCATCGCAACAATCTTGTGCGTGAACGTTGATACTTTTATCGTTTCGGGCTCGGGTCTAACCTAATGGGGATACAAAGTCTTCTCTTTGCGGGATCGAGTGGCACTGACACCCCGGTTGACCCGTATATTGCGTCGTTAAACCCGCGACTATGGCTGGATGCCTCTAAGAGAGGGTCTGTGATTCGCGACGGAGTAAATGTAGAGACATGGAACGACCTGTCGGGCAACGATTTTCATGCGTACCGTGATCTCACCCTGAGCGGTGGGCCCCCTGTTTACGCATCAGATCCCGCTCTAGGGGGTAGGCCTGTCCTGAAGTTCAATGGATCCTTGCTTGTAAACAGCTTAGCAACGTTTAATTTGCTGGGGTATTCCGTCGCCATGGTGATGACGTACCCCTTATACCCTGAAATTAGAACAAATTCCGGCATATTCAGCTTAACGGGTCCCGGCCTAGATTTCACTTCCCCTTCGCAATTTACGATTAACCAAGGAAATTCCGGGCTTACGTTGAACCACGCGGCTTCTTGCCAACAGGATCTCTCAATCCTGCCCGCCATGCTGTACGTTGCGGGACGTTCCGGTACAGATCTCTATATCTACGCGAACGGCAGTCAATCAGCAAGTGCAACAACTGGTGCAACGGTGAGCACAAGCCCCGGGGGTTATTTCCTCGGTAAACGTTACCCGGAAGAAAGTTTCGGTGTGTTCAACCTGGCCGAGTTCATTGTATTCCCTAATTGCACTGACGGTTGCACCAGACAAAGAATAGAAGGTTACCTCGCCTGGAAATGGGGCCTAACTTCTCAGCTTCCGTTGGGCCACTTTTACAAAACTTTTCCGCCCCCGTCCGAGGTTCCGAGTTACGACCCTTATTTTTCGAAAGTTCAGCTTCTCCTGCCCCTGGACGGCTACATAACTTCAGCAGTGGTTGACGAAAGTGACTTCGTATCTACTCTGGCTTCCTCCGGGGTGACTCTAAGCGGCACGGGAGGCCCCTTTGGGAACGGTTGTGCCGTTTTCGATGGAACGGGGGCAGCGCCAGGTATTACGGTGGATGGAGTTACTAACTTCCATGGCGGCGGTGTTTCGGGGACTGTGTCCATAGAGTTCTGGATCTACTTGACAAGCTACCCGGCGACTGACCAGTACTACACTGTATTTAATCCCGAAAACTACGAAGTGTATTCGCTTTCCGTGGATAGCGAAGGCTATCTAGTCACCGGATATGAGAACGTGAAAGCACCCGTACAGCTAAACCGGTGGACTTTTGTAAGCTGGATTCACCGATCTGAGCCAGATCACTTTCATTTCTTGGGTATAGACGGACAATTTGTAGCCGGAACCGCTTTCGGAGTAGGTTTTCAACCCACTCGTTTAGTTATTGGGCACAGCTGCGCAATTCAGGGTCGTGCTTTCGTGGGGAAATTGAGCGATGTGCGCCTCACCGGAAACGTTGAACGCACCATCGCGCTACCTGCCGAACCATTCCCTACAAGAGGCCCTGCTGACCCTTTCTTTTCACAAGTCTCACACCTCTTTCCCTTTGATGGGACTACTTCTACGGGGTTTATCGACGCCAGCGAAAACCACGCCGGAGTAATCGCAAGCTCCGCCGTAAGCCTTCATGCCAGCGGAGGGCCATTCGGAAATGGCTGTGCGAGTTTCAACGGGCTGAATTACGGGACAACGGAACCACCGATTACCCTACCTGCCAGCGATAAAAATATCTTATCTGATTACGACTTTTCCATGGAGGTGTGGATTTACCTATATGACTACCCCGAGGAAGGTTCAACCTATTACATATTCTCCAACACCGGGGGTCGTCACAATCTACGCGTGAATAGTGCAGGCCTACTACAGTTTAATAATACTGTAAGCACACCCAACCAAGTGCCCTTGGGTACATGGGTTTTTGTGCATGTTTACGGGTTCCAGGCCACCGGAGTTATGTCCGCATACATGGATGGCGTCTTTCAGCGAAGCGACAACACCGGAAGTTTCTGGGATATGCAGACCGATTTTGTAATAGGCCAGCTGGCGGGTACAAACTCCGGTCGGTTCAAAGGGCTGATGAGTGATTTCCGTCTGACGCTTGGCCGCGTCCGCTGTTCGTCTAACGTACCCACCGCGTCGTTCCCCACTCGCAGTCCGGTGGAACCCGACCCTTACTTCGACGTCGTCTCGATGTTGCTACAACCCACAAATGAAGTAAACGGTAGTACGACCTTTACAGACCGCAGTAGTAACGAACTGTTAATCACCGGGAACGGCGCTCCGAAGTGGGACACGGGTTCGACTTTATTCTGCGAGCCCACCGTACTCTTAAATGGCTCTACCGACTGGTTGACGGTGAATAGTACAAATTTCGTGAACATGAGGTACGACGATTTCACGATTGAGGCGTGGGTTAAGCCTACCTCGGGCAGCTACGGCATGATCGATGCACGACCAAACACAAACGTTAACAACTTTGCTCTAGCCTTCCGGTCCCCGAATAACTCGCCGCTCGGCATCTTCAGAGACGGCCCTTGGCAACCCGACGAAACCCATGACTACGGCACTTTCCGTCACATCCAGTGGGTCAGAGAGAGCGGGATCAACAGACTGGCCGTCAACGGAGTTGTCGCCCCAAACACTTACCCTTACGCGTCTACGTTTGCCGCAGATGGCGCCTCTGTACAAATCGGTAGACTCGTGGAGGAGGATAACTACTTATTGAATGGTCGAATCGGGTCTATGCGTGTTACAAAAGGCATTGCCCGACCTTTTACGGTGCCCACTGGGCCGTTCCCCACCTTTGGCTCATATTCATCAGATCCTTACTTCAATTACGTATTCGCACTAATACGTCCTACCGGAAGGCAGGACTCAACTACGGTAGTAGACTACGGTCCAACGGCCAGAACAATAAATAATAACGGCGTCACCAAAGACACGTCATATAGCAAATTCAACACAGGCTCGCTTTCCTTCCCTGGCGAAAGCGCCTTAAACGGTCTTTACATTCCCAACTTTCAACTCTTTTCCGGGTACACCCTTGTGTACGAGTGCTGGGTACAGCCGTGGGCGTGGACAACCGACCCGGAAGGTGATCCACTCTTTGACTTCAGTGCATCCGGGTCAGAATCTTCCGCCAGGTTGACCATCCTCATAAAGGAAGATGGACGCATCACCACCCGATACAACTACGCTTTCGGATCGAGAACTGAAGCTTTAGCGCTAAACACTTGGGCTCACTTCGCCTTCACTATAGACTTGGGTGGAACACTGACAGCTTACGTTAACGGGGTAGCCAGTATGACCCGCACGGGGGTCTTTATAGAGGGTGTTAACAATTTGTTCATCGGCAGAATGGTGGATGCTGCGCACCCCTCCTTGCACGCTAACTTGGAAGAAGTGCGAATCACAATAGCTCCGACTTTACGTTACACCGAAAACTTCACCCCGCCCCACGCGCCGTTCTCAACCACCCAGGGTTCTCCGGTTTATCTTATAAACGATGACTTTAGTAGTACACCCCCCAACGCGACATTGGTAGGTAGTGCCTATATTTCGGGTGGCGAGTGCGTACTTACTCCGGTTGCGCAGTATCAGGGCGGAGACCTTGTGTATGACTTCCTGGCCAACTCACCCACCGCTTTTGAAGCCAGCTTTTATTACAGATCGTTCGAGGGTACTGGAGCTGACGGCACTAGCTTCAACTACGGAGTTATCATCAGTTCGGGTGCTGAGCTCGGTATAGTAGTACCCGGGCTTGCAATTTGCCTGGTCGAGTTTAACGGGCCGCAGCGCATCATAATAAAGATGAATTCTGTGGCAATTGCGACAATTTTTACACCCGTAATTAGTTCAGCCTACCAACTCTACACTTGCTTTGTTGACAAGAACGGAATTCTTTCTATTGAAAGAGACGGAACCCTTATCGTAGAACAACTTGATCTCGGGTATACCTATATAGCGGCTGATAAATCCGACTGGCAATTTGCCTTAAGCGCAAGAACCGGGCTTCACACTAACAGACATAGTGTACGCTCCTTCAGCGTTCGTGTAAACAGTGTAAGAAATGGTTTCCTCCGACCCCCCTACACCCCTACCGCAATCGCTCCCCTCGGCGGGGCCACATACGGAGGCACCGGAGATGACAACCTGGGTAATCCCTTCAACGGTCCCTCTAATATAAAGGCTCGTTTAAGTGGGCGAGGAGGCATTGTCTTTGGGCCAAATAACAGACCCTACGCCTACACGACACTTGAGGTACTAATGACTTTGGACGCCGATTGCGGTTACTTGGTCGTGAACGGGATCATCACTACCCTGAGGCTTGAGGCTACGTTAAACAGCGGCGGTAATATTCCAGCCCTATTCACCTATCAAATGCCGGCTCCCGACTTTATTCGGACTATCAACACTACTTCGGGAGTAGGCGTTGTGACCGGCGTTTACGCTATCTACTGCGACGGAGTGTTGATAACGGACTCAGATGCCCCCCTCCTGAAGAATCCCCCCTTCTACCCGGTTCGGCTCCTACTTCCCCTTGACGGCTCAACCTCCTCCACGATCGTAGACGCCAGTCTCACTTCCAACACCGTAAGCAGCTCTGGCGCAACGGTTAGCAGCACGGGCGGCCCCTTCGGTAACGGCTGCGTGGTGTTCAACGGAATCAGCGAAGGCGTTAATCTGACACCCAGTGCTCAATATGTGATTGGCCGTAATTTTCGTGTGGTTGACGGTAGTTATTTATTCAACTCCGCTCATTACACTATTGAAACATGGGTTTGCATCGACGCCTATCCTGCCCCCGGCGATTGGGCAACAATCTTCAGTACCGGTGAGACTCAAGCGATCACGTCGCTATCGATAAACAGCGAAGGCGTTATTGACTACGTTGGAACCGCACAGTTTGCCGGAATGGAACTCCGTAGGTGGTACTTTGTTTGTATAAATGCGTCGGGAACGAGCAATAAAATCTTTATTGACGGACAGCTCGTGGCCAACTACGGTTCGTACTACAACAGTACTTCCCAGAAAATGTCTCTCGGCCAAATCCCCGATTCAACTTTACCAAGATTTACCGGAAGATTGAGCAATTTCCGCTATACCCTCGGCTTAGCCCGCGACGGCTCGATTGTCCCCTCCGCCCCGTTCCTTACTGAAGGCCCCTCACAACCCCCTTACACCCCTACCGCAATCGCCCCTGGCGGTGGAGCCACATACGGAGGCTACGGAGACTTCAACCTAGGTAACCTATTCAATGGCCTAGCCAACACGAAGACCGTTTTAAGAGGGCAGAACGGCATTATCTTCGGTACTAACAACAAGCCTTGGGCCAACACAACTCTAGCCATACGCATGGCACTCGATGCCGACTCCGGGTACCTGGTTGTAAACGGTGTCACAACCTCCGTGAGGCTTGCCGGGCCTACTCCGGGTGGATGGGGCGGCACCCCCGTTCTCTTTACCTACGCCATGCCGGCGCCCGCCTTCATCACCAGCATCAGTACAACAGCAGGAAACGGTGCTGCGATCGGCGCCTACGCTATTTACTGCGACGGAGTGTTGATAACGGACTTCCCTCCGCCCGAGATCGACCCTTACTTTGCCAACGTGCAGCTACTTCTCAAGATGGATGGCGCAAATGGATCTACTGTGTTTACCGATAGCAGTCCTGCCCAAAAAGTTGTAACAGCGGTGCGATCAGCGACTATATCAACAAACGAATCGAGATTTGGAAATTCGTCCGCCTACTTTGAACCCTCGGGAGGACTTGCTAGTTGGATCCAGACAGACGGAAGCGACGTTACATTCACAGGCGGGGGGACGATTGAGTTCTGGGCTAAAGGAACAGGGCATTTCTTCTACAAAGGGACACACGGGATAGACGAACAATTAGGTCTATGGGCATTCGGTACCGGAGTGACGTTTGGAAGCAATTCCGGAGACTACAGTTACTCAGAACAGTGTGTATTTGACCCCTCGTCTTGGCAGCATATTGCAGTAGCATACTCAGCTAGCGAAAGCTGTATGCGTGTGTTTATCAATGGCGTCATTGTCATATCAAGCATTAGGGGCACAATAGACAGTGAGGGGTTACTGACAATCGGTGGTGCTATATTTAACAGTCCTGCCTTTCCATTCACCGGTTACATTGATGAGTTCAGATACACCAAAGGAATTTGTCGCTATGTATCCAATTTCACCCCACCCACCGAGCCTTTCCCCACTCAAGGCCCGCGACCTCCCGACCCTCACTTCGGCTACGTTTCGCTGCTGCTTAAAATGCAAAACGGAGTTGTCGGGGGGTCAACCTTTACCGACCTTAGCTTGCTTAATCGGTCTATCGTAGCCACGGGCGACATAAAGATCACAGACGCAAATAGCAAATTTGGAACCACCTCAGCAGTTGTAAATACCCTGGGGTCATATTTGGACATCTCAAATGCAACTTATATAGGTGACTTGACTTGGGAGTGCTGGTGGTCACCGAAAGTGACTGAACCCATTGCAGGCTATCGGTGGCTTTTCCTACTGAACGGAAGTCTTGTAGGGCTAACGCTGAGTGACGATGGAGGTCCTCGCAGATTCTTCGTAGGCCCCCCGTATTATGCTACAAACGGCGAGGGCGGGGCGTCTTTTGTTTTCGGCGAGTGGTATCACCTTGCAATGACGGTTCAAGAAAATACGGTTAGAACCTTTATCAACGGCGTGCTTTACCAAGTAGGGGAACTGTATCCGATCAGTGGCGCACTACCCCTGCGCGTAATGTGGCACTTTTCCGGAAGTAACGGAAACTTTGGGTATATTGACAGCATGAGAGAAACAACAGGCGTAGCCCGCTACATTACCGACTTCACCCCACCCACCGAGCCTTTCCCCACTCAAGGCCCCCCGCTACTTGATCCCGACCCCTACTTCTCTTCTGTAGAACTGCTCCTCCCCCTCGACGGCTCCACCTCTTCCACTATCTTCGACGCCAGCAACAATGCCAACACCATAAGCAGCTCCGGCGCAACACTGAGCAGCACGGGAGGCCCCTTTGGTAACGGCTGCGCGGTGTTCGACGGAACGAGCCCAGGCATTATTATGACACCAAGTGCTCAATATGCAATTGGCTACACTGGTTCTGAAGTAAATGCTTTTACTCTTGAAGTCTGGTTTTACTTGACCGCCCTTACTGACACAGGCGAATTAACGGTAATTTTTGATGGTGGGGAATACCTATCGCAACTATACATACAAGATTCTACCATTCGCTACGGAGTTGGCGTGGTTGCGCTCGAAAATGAGGTGCAACTTAATACTTGGTATTTCGTTAGCATAGTACACTCTAGCCCTAACTTAAAAATCTACGTCAACGGTGCGCTTGAGCTTAATTTCAATTATCCTTGGACTGATTTGGGAGCAACTTCCCAGAATATGTCTATCGGCCCAAATCCCGCCGCAGGTTACCGAGGAATTACCGGAAGAATAAGCAATTTCCGCTATACCCTTGGCGAAGCCCGCGACGGCTCGATTGTCCCCACCGACAACTTTCCCACGTTTTGACCCCGGTGCAGCGGCAACCTCGGCCATAGCTGCCGCGCCCCATAACCATGCACACGTCCTAACCTTTTTCTTCAGAAGTTAAGAGAGAGGTCTTCGGGGCTCTCTGCCGCAAACGAACCGTACAAGGAGTCCGGAGTCTCATAGCCATCTGCCCCCTTACTCCTGTTTGAACTCGCGCAAACCAAGGCATATTTTGCATGCGTAAGATGGTATTCCCCCCACTCTCTCCAAAGCACTGCGTCTTTGAATCGTTTCGCGGTGACCGGGCCAACCAGGGCAATGTCGGTGTACCTTAGGCCCTTCGAAGAAAGAAAAGAGTCGGCTAGCTCGCTGAAGGAGATCCCAACGTGGTCCACATCCGCCTTAACGCCTTTCCGAATGTGAAACCCGGAAAGGTAGCAAACGACGGGCAACTCAACCGAGTTACGAAAAGCTTTTAGCTGGTCCGAGACAGCACCCCTCATTGAGACCTTTACTTTGTTGTAGTGTCTCTCTTCCTCTGTCGCCGAGGTTGCGATTTTCTTCGCAGGGTACAGAGCATCCACCAACTTCGCCTTGCTAACTGGCTGCCGAGAGCCCCCCCTCTCAAGGGAGATCATCTTCACTTTACGGCCACCTGCGATGTCAACGTTCCTGAGGTAAACTAGTGCCTCCGGGTCTCCTCCGAGTTTGCTCCACTGTTCAGTAAGTCGGCAAGACCTTAGGATGAACTCGGCGGGTTCCCCGATCAACCGTGAATTGACGCGGTGATTGGAAATCACTCTGCCTAATTTGTCGTTGTACTCTCCCTTGTTAAGGTCGAACGTTTCTTTGCCCAGAGTTGCCATGGTTTGCGGTCAAGTTAGCTATCTTACACAAACTTTACCCAGATACCGATGGGCTATACTACCGGTGGTACCGACGGTGATGCCGAAATGTGAACTCAGTGATTCGAAGCCGAGAAGATCTAAAGCTTCTGGTTGGAACCCAAGTGGCTGTGAGTGGCCGTGTAAAACAATTCAAGAAGCACGAAAAAAGACGAGATTTGGACACAGTTTGCCTGGTCAACGTTGTTGCTACTCCTTTGCCAGAAGGTGAGTCTCTGTTCATATCACATCTTTGGGTGCTTAGACGGCAGCTTAAGGGGATGGGCCGTGTGCCCCTTCAAAATGAGCGCATACGGTTCACAGGAGAGGTTTATGAGTATCTCCGCTTGGGGGGGAGATCTCTGGAGAGAAAATTACTCGGACACCAAGACTACGGTATAAGGCCGATTTGCTATGAAAATTGAGATCACAAACCACTTTGCTGCAAACGGCAGAGAGTACTTTCGGTTTAACTTGTGGGACGGTCCCGACGGGATCGACGAAGTTCGAGGTTTTTCCGTCGACTTGATTGAAACGTTTACCAAGATTATCGAGTGGCGAGAGCGCATTGCCAATGACTACTTTGAAGACAAACTTGAGAACAATGAAACCGACCACTGAAGAATTAGCCCAGCATAAAGACGCTGCTAGCAAATGGGCGCTAGAGCGATTGGCCGATGCAAACACCGTCATCTGCGACACAGAGACAACGGGGTTGCCAAGCAAAGACCCGGACACGGAAATTTGTCAGCTATCGATCATCGACACTAAAGGCAAACCGCTATTTAGCATGCTCCTGAAGCCAAACAAACCAATGGACGACGTGGTGATTGGTATTCACGGCATCACCAACGAACAGGTGCAGAACCAACCGGTGTTCGCCCAAGTTGCCAAAATGATCGCGTTTGTTCTGGAGAACAAGCACGTTGTTTGCTACAACGCGGATTTTGACGTGGCATTACTCTGGTCTCTATTCAAGAAGTACGATCAGGCGCTGCCCAAGATCGCTGGCGCTTCATGTGCTATGGACAACTACGCCCGATGGTGCGGAGAGTGGAACGAGAAGAAGAAAGGGTTGAAATGGCAAAAGTTGCCCAATCTTTCAGGGTTGCCTGCTCACGATGCCTACTCTGACTGCATCTCGACGCTCAGGGTTATGGAGATGATGGCTAGCAAGTTTGACCCCGCTGCTGTGGAAGCAGACTCCATCGACCTGAAATTCTGAACATGGAAGAGTTTACTTTGCGAGTCCCTCGCTACAATGAGGTTGATCACTTATACGGGACAATGATTGAGTTTGGGCGATACGAGGTTCGTTACTTGCCTCCGGAAGGTTCAGATGAACCGACTTGCAGCATGACGATCACTTCGGAGGCAGACCGTGATAAGATGGATGATTTCTTTGACAAATTTCTTCGGTACGAGGGGTACCCACCCTCGAAGTCTCAGCCCGTGGTTTGCGAGAAGCACTGGGATGAGTTTTGGGAACTGGGTAACGAAGACGAATCACGAGACAACCACTGATGGACAACACCAATCCCTGGCACATTGAAGGCAGCAGCAAAGTTCGACTCGTCAGTCACACACCTGACCCCGAAGCGATGTTGGGTTACATCGCTCGCGTCACTTCAAAAGACCAGAGCAACCCCAACGTCGAAAAGTTGCTTCGTTACTGTGCGAAACACGGTCACTGGAGTGTGTTCGAGCAGGCATCAATGACGGTCGAGGTGGTTGCTCCTCTTGCCATTATCATTCAACTTCTTCGACATTCCAGTTTTAAGTTTCAGCAGTTTTCCGGTCGTTACGAAGACCAGCAAGCTATGAAGGCGCACACTGAGGATCTATCTTCATTCAATGACTTGTTTTACATGCCCGAAGAGGCGCGTTTGCAAGACACGAAGAATCGTCAAAACTCTATCTTTGCAGATGACCCGGCACTCACTGACCACATGTGGGCAACCATGTCCTCTGCCTACACTGTTGCCCAGCTTTCCTACAATGATCTCCTTAAACGTGGCATCGCGAAGGAAATCGCGAGGTTTGTTTTACCGCAGGGCACTTTTAGCCGCATATACGTCACTGGTAGCTGTCGCTCTTGGCTACACTACCTTAATGTGCGCGACGATATGGGTATTGCTCAATACGAACACGTCGAAGTCGCCCGTGCGGCAAAGTCTGTCTTCGCTAACGTCTTCCCAACCGTCTACAAGTCTTGCTTCAACCAAGAGCGAGACCCCCGAGACATCGAAATCGAAGAACTCAAAGCAGAACTCGCAACACTAAAAGAGATTAACCGGGGTAAATTGTAGGTATGAGAAAAGAACTCAAACACTATACCTATAAAGTGACATTCCCAGGAATGCCTTGGTTTTACTATGGAGTCCACACCGATAACGGCAAACCCTATTACGGATCACCCAAAACTCATGCTTGGCGTTGGAAAATGTACGACCACGAGATTCAAATCTTGGAATGGTTTGAGACTCGAGAAGAAACAGAAGAAATGGAGAACCGAATCATCTCGCATTTTATAGATGACCCGAATTGCCTAAATGAGCACTGGGGTGGTGGTTTCTCTTTAGAGGTGTGCCGAAAAGTGGGAGCAAATGTCCCCCGTGAACAACTCAGTGAGATGGGGAGAAAGACCCAATCTGAGAAGGATGAGTTCGGTAGAAGTCTCCATGCCCTTAGAACTCTTGTCCCACTTCATCAAGACAAGGACGACCAAGGAAGAAGTAAAACCGCAGTCAAGGCAGCAGCAACTCTTCACTCAATAAAAGACGGGGAAGGAAGAAGCATTGCCACACTGTCTAGTTTGCACTCTAAGAGAAACTCCGAAGGAAAGAGTCTTGTGGGGATTCACGCAGCAACCACCAACAACTTGAAAAGGTGGATGGACCCTGACCATCCCGAGTTGGGGGTCAGAAGCTCCCCAACTTTAGTTCGAATGCAAAAGTCAAGAGGTTACCCCTCAAAACCCGAAAACCGTCAAATCGCACTTATTTTTCAGAATGGCAACCTTGAGTAGAGTTTTGGTCCATGCCTACTGGCAGATTCTGGAGGCATATCCGACGAAGGACAGCGAGTACGTTGTCTGCTTCTTGACTGACGAAGGCGACTACGGATACCCCGACATCTGGGAGTTCACGGCGCGAAACGGCTGGGAACCTGTCTACAAAACCGAAGTGACCCAGCACCCGACACACTGGTGTAACCTGCCGATGCCGAGAGATTAATGAACCGACCCAAACTCGAATCAATCTTCAAACTTGACAACAACCCAACGCCACTCGTAGTAGTTGACTTTCACGTATATCTCTGGGACGTTCTTCGGTGGTTTGAAGATAAGATCGAAGGGTCATTCAAACCCGAGGTCGAGGACAAACTCATCAAGGGTGCATGGGCACTTAAGGTGAATCGGGGTCCTGATATGCTGCCTCGT